GAGAAGTGGTTCATACTTAGTGTAGGCTTCTTCAATTTCTTTTTTGTTCATTGTATTTTCCTTCTATCTGGTTAGGTTTCTGATTTAATTCATTGAGGCCTGAAAAGTTTTTTTGAGTTCAAGAGCGGGTTTCAGGACAGTCTCAACTGCTTTTCCAACACACATTGCCAGGAGATCCTCCTGTCCCCCTATAACAGCACCAGCCAATGCGTACAAGACACATGATACGCTTTGGTTTTCTGATTGTTTTGCAAGGTCAAGGACAGTATCTGTCAACTTTCTTCTTTCTTCTGTCGTCATGTTTTCCTTTCATGTATTAGGTTTTCTTTTGAGGCTTCTGCCTCAAGAAGAAAACCGTCTCCCCGGTGGAAGGCAGCGCACCTGCGCCACTGTGGCCGGGTCGTAGGTGATTATCTATCTGAAACATGAACACCGCCAGTAAGCAAGTTAATGGTGATTCTTTTCCCGCTACCAGTCCCATCTACATTCGTGCATTCAACCACATAGTTATCATCGTCTGTGGTTTTTATTCCTCCGTCCGTTTTGAATCTTACACCATTGACGACCTTGCCTTTGGTCTTCATATTGAGAACCACGCCGGTAAAGATAACCGGGTCGGACAAGTTATCAAAGACAATATACGAATACGCGCTGGACACATCCGATGGGGTTTTATGGATGAAGTATCTTTTCAATTTCCATACCCATACGGCATTTGTGCTTGTAGTATCCAATTCATACTTGTATTCAGCCACAGCCTTTTTGACAGCACTGTCGCCAACTCCTGAATGGGACACCATCGTCTTGTCGTCTCCGCGAAAGGCGAAGAACAGGTTTGTCTCAACTATGACACCGGCAGACTCCCGGTGGGTAATGGCCCACTGTCTTGTGAGACTGATAGTTGAACAGAGTGCTCTGACCGTCCCATTCATTTCCGCTGCTTTTCCCATTCCCCTGAAAGCAGGAATGGACATGCCGACAATGATTGCCATTATCACGATGACCACCAATAGTTCAATCAATGTGAATGCTTTCTTCATTTAATCCTCACTTTCTCATCCAAGAGCAGGATGATCCCTACCAACATTATAATCCCAAACAGTAATCCCATTGCGTTAGCCAATAGGGGTTCCATTCCAATGTGTCTTCCCACTACGGAAACGATGGTTCCGAGCGGTGAGAGTGTTAGAACCAGTCCTATTAGTTTTTTGTATTTGTTCATGATTTTCCTCCTTTTGAGAGTATGGCAAGCATTCGCCATACTAGTATTGCTATTGTTGTTAGTAACACAGCATTGATCCAGCCGACCTTGAGGGCTATTGCCCAGATCAACAGGATTCCTATCGCCAGGCACGCTGACAATAATAAACATCCTTTCAAACAATCTTTAAGATAAGGAAACAATGGTCCCCATTCGTGACCCATCTTGATAATGATTTGTTCTTTCTCAAAGTAAATGCCCAACTTTTCATGTAGTAGACTTTTTACGTATTTTTTGAGATGGAGCATTTTCATACTTATGTCTCCTAAACAAAAGTCAGTGCGGGGAAGGAGCTGTGAAGAACCTCCCGCTGGAGCTGGTGGCTCACTCGCACCGACCGTTTTTGTTTTTAGGTTTAAGTTCACAGCTTTTCCTATCCTACTTACCACAACTTATATTCTTCCTCCACCGCCATCGTCACCGTTCCACAAATCAATTCCTTTACTACGAAGCCACTTGATGTAAGCCTTTTCGGCCCTTCGGGCATTATATTCATGTTCAAGTTCAGTGATCAAATCAATTGTTGGTTTGATTTCACGTTTAAGCATTTTCCGTATTTCCTTGCTTTTCTTTGACATGTTTCCATGCTTAGCGTCGTGTATATGTGAGCATAGTCTTGCTTCTAGTGCGTTGATTGTCGTCCCAACATATTTTACAAAACCTGTTTCGTCCCTTAAAAAATAAATTTGTGGTTTTCTCATAGTTCTTTCTTTCTGACAAGATTCTATTTAATTACTTAAACAATGTAAAGAACTATTTTCAACTATTTTTCATGTAGCCTTTTCAATGAATATCAAGGACTTGCGAAGGGACGTTTTCACATTTCTAAGAATAAAGGATTCTTTTTCTCGTAAAATGACGTAATATATGTCTCACAAAAGCGGGAGGATTCAATGCGAAGACCAAACGTGGAAACGGGGACGTTGAGAATGTGTGAACCGCTGGTGAAAATAATAAGCATGAACATGCCCAGCGAAAACAAATTCAATTACGTCCCTGCAACTATCAATGGGAGAAAAATGTGAAGAGCATAGATTTACGTTGCCCATGTGGTGCTTCAATCAGCCTTTCCGATGCAGCCGAGTCATATATAAATCCCTCAGACGGTTCTCCAGATAAAAAAGGTCGCCGATACCAAATTGAATTGCGTGCTGATGATTGGTTGGATCGCCACCAGAAATGCGTAGACATCAAGAATCAATTACTGTTGAAACAATCCCAAGAAAAATCTAGGACGATTACCCGATGATAGCCACCGTTGAAAAACAAGAAAGGAAACAGGGTGGGTATAAAGTGGTTCCCCGATGGAAGAAAGGGGAATCAGGTAATCCCAATGGTCGCCCCAAGAAAGCTCTCTGTATCCCCGACATCCTTCGCTCGTTAGGGGAACAACCTGTTACCCCTGTTATGCTGGCCCGACTGAGAGCCAAGTGGGGACCGGATATGGTGCCTAAAAACAATCGGGAGGCAGTCCTCATGGTGGCTTACGCAATGGCGCATGAAGGAGATCCTACGGCCAGACAGTTCATAGCCGAACGTACCGAGGGTAAGGTGGACGAGGCCATGAAAGCTCTTTTTAATTTCGGTAACATAAACAATGGGGACAATATTCAAATCAATTTGTCTGCCTTGATTCAGAAACGCGCACATGAATACATCAGCACAGTTAGAGAGTTGGGCCCACAAGCAGGCGCTCCTGGACTTAACGGTCAGGGAGAATCCGTATGTGCCGCACAAGCCCTCCGTCCTACAAGAACAGTTTCTAGGACTTGAATGCCCAGAGGCTTTCTACGGTGGAGCGGCGGGGGGCGGTAAGACGGATGCCTTGCTCATGGCTGCACTCCAGTATGTTTCTGTCCCTGGTTACAACGCTATCCTCTTCAGAAAGACCTACCCCGACTTGGCCCTCCCCGGTGCACTTATGGACAGGGCCAAGGAATGGCTCATTGGGAAACCCGGCGTAAATTGGTCTGAGCAAGACAAACGATTCACCTTCCTTCCCTCAAAAGCTACATTGGGTTTTGGATATCTTGAAACAGAAGACGACAAGTATCGGTATCAATCAGCCGAGTTCAAGTTCGTGGGATTTGATGAGGTAACAGAATTCAGCGATACCTCTTACCTATATTTGTTCAGTCGTTTGCGCCGCAACGCTAATGAGACAGATGTTCCTCTCAGGATGCGGTGCGCCAGTAATCCGATAGGAATAGGGTTTGAATGGGTCAAGACCCGATTTGTAGATCCGGGAAGTCCTGAGCGCCCGTTCGTGCCGGCCAAGTTGGTAGACAATCCTTTCATTGACCAGAAGACCTATATTGAATCTCTTTCAAATCTTGATCCTGTTACCCGTGCGAAACTGTTGGAAGGCGACTGGATCATTGCGGCTGAAGGGCTGATGTTCAAAGCGGTCTGGTTTAATCCACTGGTAGACGGATACCCGAGAGAAGCCCGTTTGTGTCGGTACTGGGACTTAGCGGCTACTGAGCCGAAGAAAGGGAAAGACCCGGACTGGACAGTAGGTGCATTGGTGGGGGAACATGAGGGGATCTTCTACGTAATAGACATCAAGCGTTTCAAATATTCTCCTTATCAAGTTGAACAGGCCATCTCTTTGACTGCCGACATGGACGGGAAAAATGTCATTGTGGGTATTGAGGAAGAAGGTGGCGCCAGCGGTAAAAGTTTGATTGATCATTACCGGCGCAATGTTCTCAAGGGAATCAATGTCAAGTCCATAAGGCCCGGTTCTAGCCAGAAGATCAGGTTCGGTATGGACAACTCTATTCGCTCAAGTGGAAGTAAGGTGGCACGCGCTATGTCATGGGCCAGTGCGGCTGAAGCAGGTAACGTGAAATTGGTGAGGGGAACATGGAACAAGGCATTCTTAGACGAGATAAGCCAGTTCCCGTTGGGTGCACACGATGATCAGGTGGATACGGTCAGCGGTGCTTATGGAATACTGTGCAAGAGGAACATTCATCCTCATGCCGGTGCAACTCCTCGGCCTGATGAACAGGTGAGAGAAGATTATAGCGCGTTTGCTGACATATTGGCACAGGCCAAGACTCCAGAAGAACGTAACGAACTGGAAAGGATAATCCGTGGAAGCCAAAGTGCAGACGCCCTCGCCGAAGCAACTGTTGCTTGAGCGATTGGAGAGAATGAAAAAGGAAAAAAACAAACCTATGGAAAGAACGCCGGTGGTTCTATCAGATGAAGATCATTTCCAAAGGGTGTTCAATGACCCGGATGCCTGGACAAGCACACGGCTGGGAACAAGGGGAGGGATTTTACCTATATGAAGTACCCATCTCAATCACGAAAAGAAAGTATGGCGATGACCTTTCTTGAACTGGACAAGGTAACAGTTCCAATCATTATTTGTGAAGTGGGTCGGTTGCGGAATCAGTATGCCGGGGAAAGCGATGGTCACAGCACATTGATGTTTGCTGCCTATGTGAATGAACATTCTGGCAGTAAGTTTCTCTCTATAGATGTAGATCAGATTACCGAAGATGTTTGCGTTAAACAGATGGAGAACGCCTGCATTGATTCCGCAAACACGACGTTTGTCAATACAGATGCCATCCGATTCTTTTTGGATTGGCCTCCGGAAAAAGTAATTGATCTTCTTTACTTAGATGGGTGGGATTTGGTGGATAAGACCAGTGCCAAACGCCACTTGATCTGTTTCATGTTGGCTGAACCGTTTATCAAGGACGGTGGATTGGTCTTGATAGATGACACAAACTGCCCCGAGTTGGGCAAGGGTGAATTGATAGCCCGAACGGCAATGCAGATGGGCTGGACTATTCTGTTCCGGGGAACGCAAACATTGATAAGGAAACCATGATAACAAAAATTTATGCTATACGAGACAATCACTGGATCAGGTATGTGGGGAAGACTGTGAAGGTATTGGATAAACGATTGGCTGAACATTTGAAGGAGGCTCGTGATGGAGGTATGTCCCATAAATCTTGTGGCATCCGGAAGATGTTTCAAGAAGGACGGCTTCCAACTATCTCATTGCTTGAAGTTGCTGAAGGGAATGGAAGCAAAGAAGAGAAAAAATGGATCGCTTATTTTCGCCATTATGGAATTGATTTGTGGAATGAAACTGATGGTGGAGAAGGAATTATTGATTCAACCGGAGAAGTAAGCAAGAGAAGAGTAGCTACAAAAAGGGCGAAAGGTATTCCGTTTCAAACGACAGCATCTAAGGCGAAGATAAGTGCCACATTGATGGGGCATGCTGTTCCGGAGTATGTAAGGAGAAAGTTGAGAGTTAGTCTCAAAGGACGCCTTCCTTGGAATACTGGAAAACAAACTTGTCTTAGAGGGAAGCCAATATCAGAAGATCATAAGCGAAAGATTGGTTTAGGTAACAAAGGAAAAGTTCGTACGATAGAAATGAGGCAACATTATTCTGAAGTACGGATAGGCAAAAAACTTTCAGATGTTCACAAAAGGCGTATAAGTGAGGGATTGAAAAACAGCGTTCGTCACTGTAAGAGTAAAATGTTATCAGTAGCATAGGATTTTTAATGGCAAACATCATAAGCAGAATAAAAAGTGTTTTATTTCCTCGTGTTGTAGAAGCATCCTTGCCGTCTGGTTCTATTGAGTGGCTAAAAAGATATGGAAAAGAACCTGACGTTTCACAAACTGCTTTGTGTAGAAAATACTTTGGCTGGACTTACATGTGCGCTCAGTTGTCCGCTGTCCGCTTTGCCTCTACGCCTCTCAAGGTCTACGCCAGTCGGGGGAAGGGCCAGACCTCGGTCAAGAATTTCTCGGCTCGTAAAGTCAATAAGGAACAGTCTCAATGGTTGCGTAAGCGTTTAAGCAAGAGCCTGCCTCAGGTGGCTGGAGCTGAAGACTTTGAGGAACTGGAAGAACATCCACTCCTTAACCTACTCCAGAGCGTGAACGATCAGGAGAATGGTTTTGAGGCTAAGGAACTCACCTGTATTATGCTTGACCTGACGGGGGATGGGTACTGGTATTTGGAGAGGGATAAGTTTGGCGTTCCTACTAAAATATTTGTTCTCCGGAGCCAGTGGATCAGGATTGTTCCGGACAAGGAGAAGTTCGTCAGTGAATTTATCTATGGTGAGAATCAATACGATCGGACAGCCGTTCATCTTCTTCCCGAAGAGGTAATTCATTTCAAGTATCCCAATCCACTTGATCCTTGGTATGGGATGGGGCCAGTACAGGCGGCGGCCTACTCCATTGAGAATAATGAACTGAGAGAAAAGTTTATCCTTGCCACAATGGGAAACATGGCCCGGCCTGACCTGATAGTGAAATATACGGAAGGTGAACTTGACCCGAAGGAACGGCAGTTACTAGAGCGTGAATGGAACGCCATGTTCCGGGGCGCCAAGAACGCTGGCAAGGTCAAGGTCACGGACTTCCGTTATGAACTGGACAAGATAGGATGGACTCCTTCCGAGTTAGACTTCAACAAGGGAGAAGATTGGATCATGAAAAAGATCTGTGGTGCTTTTCCTGTCCCTATCGGTTTAGTAGACACAAGCCAGATCAGCCGAGCGCCTCGTGCCGGTATGGAAGGGGCGGATCTGTTCATGGCGCAGTTCAATACTTTACCACGCTGCACTCGCATTGAGGAGAAACTCAACGAACAGCTTTGTCCCATGTATGACGAGCGATTGTTTGTTGCGTTTGACAACCCGGTACCCAAAGACAAGGTAGCTCAGCTTAATGAAGATACTGCTATGCTGAATACCTACCGGGTCACTATCAACGAACTTAGAAAGCGCGACGGTGAGGAAGAAGTCCCTTGGGGGGATGTGCCTCTCGTTCAAGCAGGAATCGCTCCGCTGGGAAGTCAGCCATTACCAACTGCGACAGAAGCAGGCGCAGGCTACAACCAGCCAAATAAACCCGAGGCGATCAGCTCTCCAGAGGGAGGCGGCATGCCTGGCGGAGCCCAATCTGAAAAGAAGTCAATAGCCGGAGTGATGACCATGGAGGTGGAAGGCCAGTATGTTCATCCATCTTTGGCTGGCATCCCGATCCGACTGGTGCGGAACGAGTGGGGCAGGTTCGACCGCAGGGGCGTCGGCAGGCTGAGGGCGAGCAGGGACGCGGTGGAGAGTTTGAAGGGTGGGCCGGGTAGCGGGTCGTGGGAAGGTCCAGGTGATCCACGGTTTGCTAAGGAAGGAGGCAGTGAATCAGATGGGAAGAAAGAGATAAAGGATATTCCTTTGTCTAATATGGTAGACGCAGATGGGGAACCAGCTATCGCATTGTCGGATAAGATCCCTAAGGATGAACTTTCTTATAGCAAAGGTCCGGTAGATGTCGCAAAGATCGAAGATGGTTATATCATTCTGGATGGGCAACATAGGGTGGCTGAAGCCTCCCGGTCCGGTAAGACTTCTATCAACGCAAACATTTTATCCAAAGAAGAGGCACTTCGGAAATATGGAAAACGGTGGCCAATGATAGAAGATTTTCTTGTAGAAGGAAAGTCATTTAGCCGCAAACTGTCCACTAAGTTCATCAAGGAAGAGGACGGCATGTTCAGCGTGTACAGCCACCAGACCGGGAAGCTGTTCGGCAAGTACAAGACGCGCAAGGAGGCCGAGGACAGGCTGGCCCAGATGCAGAGGTTCAAGGGGAGCAAGGATGATGGTGAGGGCCGATGGGTTACGATGCACGGCTCCCCGGTGTTCATTCGGGAAGGGCAGTCTGCTGAGGACGCGGCTAAGGAACGGTTTGGCAGGAACGGTAAAAACCTGCGGGTGAGGCAAGTGGTGTGTTGAGTCGTTCCTTGATTGATCACGTC